TCAAAAGAAGAAGCTGCTAAACAATTAAAAAAAATAAATGTACGAGTAAAATTACCAGGAACTAAATCTTATATTGGTGCAAAAGATATAGCACCAACCCAAGCTGTTGGGGCTGCTAAAAGAGAAGTTTCTAAAATGTTTTTAGAAAGAGTTAAAGAAGATCCAAATTTAGTAAATCAAATAGTTGAAAGATTTGCTTTAAAAGTTAAATCAATTCCTGGTGGTTGTCGGGCTGTTGTAACAAGAGCATTAGGTGGACCCATTAATAAATGCGAAGCAATAATAAAAGCAGATCCTGAAAGGGCTGCACTTAAATTAAATAATGCAATAACTGCAACCAAAGGACCATTAAAAGATTTAAAAGAAGACTCACAAAAACTTGTTCAAATATTTAGAGGAGAAAGAGCGAATGCTCCAGGAACAATGGCTAAATATATTCCAGGAACTAGTGAAGTAGAACAAGTTCCCTACAGCGATAAATTAAAAGGAAGATTTTATACTGCTAACAAAAATTTAGCAAAACAGTTTGCCGATGATCCATCTAAAATTAAATCTTTAACTATACCAGAAAAAGATTTTAATATTGGAACTAAAATAGCGAGACGAGTAAATATTGACTCTATGGCAGATCAACTGATATTGCCACGAAAAATTTTAAATCAATTAGACGCAGGAACTTTAAAATATAATTCAGATATAGGTGCTATTGTTAATACCGCTACCGATGACGTTGTTTCACAAGCAGGACTTAAATCGTGGGCTGCTGATAATCCAATGCCGGTCCAAGCTGGAACATCCGTTAAACCTGGATTGTTAAGAAAAACAGGTAGAGCTTTAGCACATGTTGGTTTACCTTTACCAACAGCTGCACTGGATACTTATTTTATTGGTAGACAAATTGAAGAAGGGAGAGATCCAGTAGATATTGCAAAAGATCCTTTCAATTGGTTGGGGCTTGCTACTATGGAACCTTTAACAAAAGCTGCAGGAGTAGCTGATAAATCAGGTAAGTTAGCTTCTGTTGCAAGATTAGGAATGAGTCCAGGGATGATTAGAGGAGCTACTAGATTTTTAGGTTTACCTGGATTAGCAATAAGTACAGCTTTAACAGGTTATGACCAATATAAAAAATATCAAAATCAGGAAGGTTTTATATATGACCTTTTCAATAAAGTTGACAACACTGATGTATAGAGATAGAAGCTTTTCAGGTGTTGAAATCATTAGTAATAGCATATAGAATAGAGAAATGGCCGATATAGATAAATCATTACCCAATCAAAAAACGACTGTAAAGCTTCCAGGTGAAGAGGAAATTGAAGAAGTAATTCAGGAGAATATAAAAGAAGTTGACGCAGAAGGTCAACCAGTTGAAGTTAAAATGACTGAAGAAGGAGGAGCAGAAATTTCTTTTGATCCTTCCGCAGCATCACCAGAAGGTGGTGAAGATCACTATGCAAATTTAGCAGAATTTTTAGATGATGGAGTTTTAGATAGTCTAGGTGCTAAACTTACAGAAGATTATAGAGATTACAGAAACTCAAGAAAAGATTGGGAAGATAGTTACCGAGAAGGTTTAGATTTATTAGGTTTTAAATATGAAAGAAGAACAGAACCATTTAGAGGCGCATCAGGCGTTACTCACCCAGTTTTAGCAGAAGCAGTCACACAATTCCAAGCAACTGCTTATAAAGAATTATTACCAGCTGACGGACCAGTTAGAGCACAAATTTTAGGAGACATTAACGAAGCAAAACAAGATCAAGCACATCGTGTAAAAGATTTCATGAATTGGCAGCTAATGGATCAAATGAAGGAATATGAACCTGAGTTTGACCAAATGCTATTCTATTTACCCCTCGCCGGCTCTACATTTAAGAAAGTCTACTATGACGAACTCTTAGGTAGAGCCGTTTCCAAATTTGTACCGGCTGATGATTTAGTTGTACCTTATGCAGCAACTTCACTAGAAGATGCAGAATCAGTTATACACGTCATTAAAGTTTCTGAAAATGATTTACGTAAACAACAAGTAGCAGGTTTTTATAGAGATATAGAATTAGGTAAACCTCCAATTACTGAAAATGAATTAAAGAAAAAAGAACATGAGTTGGAAGGAATTACTAAAGATAAACAAGATGATATTTATACTTTAATTGAATGTCATGTTAATTTAGATTTAGAAGGTTATGAAGATATTAATCCAGAAGATGGAGAACCAACTGGAATTAAATTACCTTACATTGTAACAATTGATGAATCTACTTTTAAAGTTTTAGCAATTAGAAGAAACTTTAAATTAAATGATCAATTAAAAAAGAAAAAAGAATATTTTGTTCACTTTAAATTTTTACCTGGTCTAGGTTTTTATGGCTTTGGTTTAATTCACATGATTGGTGGATTATCTAGAACAGCTACGTCTGCATTAAGACAATTATTAGATGCTGGAACTTTAGCTAATTTACCTGCGGGATTTAAAACTAGAGGAATAAGAGTTAGAGATGATGCTCAACCTTTACAACCTGGAGAATTTAGAGATGTAGATGCACCTGGTGGAAACATTAGAGATTCATTTATGCAACTACCATATAAAGAGCCATCACAAACTTTATTACAATTGATGGGTATTGTAGTAGGCGCAGGTCAACGTTTCGCGGCTATCGCAGACAATCAAGTAGGCGATATGAATCAACAAGCTGCAGTCGGTACGACGGTTGCGTTACTTGAAAGAGGATCTCGTGTAATGTCCGCAATCCATAAAAGATTATATGTTGGATTAAAACAAGAATTTAAATTATTATCAGATGTTTTCAAAACTTATCTACCACCGGTTTATCCTTATGATGTACCGAATGCTAGACGTGAAATTAAACAAGCTGATTTTGATGACAGAATAGATATTTTACCAGTTGCTGATCCAAATATTTTTTCTCAAACACAAAGAATTTCTATGGCGCAAATGCAATTACAATTAGCGTCATCAAATCCACAACTTCACAACTTATATCAAGCGTATCGTTCTATGTATGAAGCGGTAGGTATAAAAAATATTAATTCTATTTTACCACCACCACAAAAACCGATTCCAATGGACCCAGCATTAGAACATATTGTAGCAATGTCTAATAAACCTTTTCAAGCTTTTCCAGGTCAAGACCATAAAGCACACATTGATGCCCATTTACACTTTATGAGTTTAAATATGGTACAAAATAATCCAATGGTAATGGCTGCAGTTCAAAAAAATATTCTAGAACACATTTCTTTTATGGCACAAGAACAAGTTCAATTAGAATTTATTGAAGAATTAAAAGAATTACAAATGTTACAACAACAAATTGGACCAATGATGCAACAAAATCCACAAATGGTACAACAACATCCAGCAGGACAACGTATTCAACAGATAACAAATCAAATTGAAGCAAGAAAAGCAGTCCTAATTGCTGAAATGACCGCTGAATACGCAAAAGAAGAAAACAAAATTACAGGTGGTTTCGGTGGAGATCCATTAATGAAGCTAAAAGCAAGAGAATTAGACTTAAGGGCGATGGATAACGAACGTAAAAAAGAATATGATGATGAAAGAATTGGTTTAGACACGATGAAAGCGATGATGAATGACCAACAACACGATGAAAAGCTAGAACAGAACGAAGAATTAGCTCATTTACGTGCAGGAGTGTCTTTAGCGAAGCAGCAAATGGCTGATCAAAGCAAAAGACACGATTTCGGTAGAAATTTTAAGAAAAAGTAAGTATAACTAACGCATAAGGAGATAATTATGAGCAAAGATTGGCAAAGAGGTTCAGGATACGTCGATGCACCTAAAATTACTAAAGAATTAGGTGTTGGTAAAGACGGATATCAAAAAGGGGGCATAAAAATGGAAGCTCCTAATCCTACTGAAACTCAAACGGTTACTGTACGTGGTACAAAACGTATGAGAGCTGACAAAAAACCAGTTAAAGCTAAGTGGTATTAATTTATGGCTTGGTTCAGCTTAGCTAAAATAGCATTACAAGCTGGTGGTAAAATTTACGCTAACAGACAAAAGGCAAAAGTTGCTATGTCTGACGCACAACTTTTACACGCAG